TAGATCTCCGGGGCACGAGGGACGGCAAGATCTCGGCCTGGAATCGGAAGTTTGCGGAAGCCTAAGGAGCGGTCGAGAGGCAGGCTTCACGGAACGCTTCGCGCTCTTCGGGCGACATGTCGAGCAAAAGCTCCGCAAGCTTACGGCAAAGACCGTAGCCTGCGTCACTGGTGGTCGCCCCGAGTTCCTTGGCAATGAACGACGCGACCTCCTCGATGGCTTTATCCCTCTTCTCCATGCTTCCTCCTTTTACCGTTCCACCTTAATGACCACGGGAAAATGGGTTTCTGACAAGGGCGCGTCATTTTTTTTAAAAAAACAAAGGGGTGCCACCCGCGATGGATGGCACCCCTTGTCGGTTCCGCGCTGGAGGAAAAACAAAAACAGCGGGTCACCTAACTCCTGAGCAGTTACAGCTACTCAAGGCTGCCTTTTTATCTACACTTTGCCCCTCTTCCGAGCAATGCGTCTGGTCTCGGATTGCGCTCTGCCTAGCCTCTTTTCTTCCGGCCGGCAGATCGGGCAGAGCAGCAGTTGCTCCTTGTGGTGCAGGCAAGTCGGAGGCCACTCCACAGCATTGAACGATCTCCACCGCTGGGAGGTCAGAGCGTCGATAGTCAGGACATGACCGCCCTCGAATTGCAGGCCAGAAGAATCGGGCAGCACCCGCTCCACCCTTTTCCCTTGTAGGTCGCTGAGATTTATCGGCGGTATGTATGGCGGCGTCTTGTACGGCTCGCCTTCCTCAAGGGCGGTGTAGATCAGGAACCGCAGCACATCGTGGAACCTAGCCTGCGAAAACAGAGGCACCTTGAGCAGTGCTTTTTTCGTCCCTTTTCGGACCTTGAGTCTGGCGATCACATCGGGATTGTCACCAACGTCCGAGCCGAATTCCTGCCTCGCCACTTCGCGGTATTGGGCGGCAGCTTCGGCGCTTTTCTTTTTCGCCGCGATCCTGGCCCGGTAACGCCTTTGGCGCTTGACGGAAATCAGCCTGCGCTCCTCTTCGGTCGGCTTTCGTCGGCGCTTCGATAGACCACTATACCGATTTCGGTAGCGGTCGGCCTGATACTTGCGGATTTCTGGATCGACCATCAGTCCCCCTTGTCAATAAGGTATCGGCCCCTCAAAGAAGCCATTAACGCCGCAGGAGTTGCTTGGGTCGCGATACTGCGCATCCTCGCAGGCGAACTTGTGGGTACAGTAGTGCCTAGTCGGTACGTCCGGGTGGTCTGGAAACTCCACTGTGTAAGAATCACCTGAGATCGGCTCTTCGCACCAATAGCATTTCCTCTTGTCTTCCATCAGTTTTCCCCCTTGTCGTAAAACATCTCGCGAGTGTGGATTACACCAGCAGGGCCAAACTTAATGACCCCCTCGTGGTCACATGGTGAGAAATTCCAGCCCTCCTTTTCGGGTTCGCCATCGATCCATATCCACTGAGACAATTCGGGGGCCAGCGATAGTTCCTGATCTGGCGAGGGGTCATAGATTATCCAAGGCATAAGTTCGTCAACCATTTCCGTTGGGATCGCGGCGAGGTGGCCCGAGTCAACGTAGAAAGGCTCTTTGACTTTGCCCGCTTGATGGTCGCCGCTATTGGTGTACAGGTCCGACCCGTAGGCACCATCGCCATAGAGAGTGTCACTGACTGCAAATCGAAACTCCCCATTCTCCCACGGGATGCGGTAGACCCCATCCCCGACCCAGAGCGGGTTGAGGTCACCAGATCTAAAATAGTTCGTCATTCGGAGTAAGGTTGACCAGTCCAGTGCTGATTCGCGGGCCTCCCTAAAAAGGTAGCAAGGGTCGCCAATCAGATAATCGCCGCAGGGGAGCATATCGCGCAATAGGGGCACCTTGTCCACGGCCCATGGTGACCCATTTATCCAGTGAACTGAAAGACATGATTCCGGGTCTGGTTCATTATAGTAGTAGTCGCTCATCAGTTTTTCCCAATCGGCTCGACTGCCCCCGCCAGAACCTGGAAGACCGGAGAAAATTCGTTGGTCTGGCTTCCTGCAAACGGACTGCCGCACACCGCGACTCGAAGAATATCGGTGGACTCGTTTGTGCTTGCCATCCTCTGCTTTATCGACTTCGGCCCCGGAATGATGTCGATAACTTTGGCAGTCTCGAATATCAGATGCGATGCACTGCCCTCTAGGATCGCGCTTTCTAGAGATTCTTGACGCATCTGTACGACATTCCCAACGTTGATCATTTTTTCGAGTTTCATCAGTTTTCCCCCTTGCCGGTCTTCCGCTCTTCTGCCCAATTTTCTAACGCTATGAAAAATCCGGTAATTGCTAGGCCCAGCCCGATCCCCCGGAGGAGATCCGGCAGGCCGGATTGCATCAGTTCTTGCATCGTTTTTCCTTTCGGCGCCTGTAAACGCCCCTTGTCGGTTATTGTTTTGGTGATAGCGCTGCTTCGACTTCGTCTATCAGGCCGTCAAACTGGGCCTCGATTTCGTCCCCGATCCAAATTGCCTCCCGCCGATCATCGCAGGCTTGGAGATTGCGCCAGTGTTCCCGGATCGCCTTAAGACGTTCGAGAAGTTCTTCCATGGTTTTTCCCCTTTTCGGTTGGTTGGGCGTATGGCCCTCTCCGGTTTACCACACTAAAGATAGTGGCTTGAGAGACTCGGAACATGTGCGCCAATTGGCTAACGCCGGGGGCATTGGAATCCCTCGAATGGTATCGGTCCCGGATGTATTCGGCCTCCTCTATTGATATTTTGGGTTTTCTTCCCATGGTTTCCCCCTTTTCGGTTAAATAGAACGCTCGTACTTTTCGAGCGTGTTTTCGGCTTGGTTGATGCGATCCAGTGCAAACTCGATTGCCTCTTCCATCCTTGCCAGCGTGTCGGCAAGTGCTGCATGGGCCTGCAAGACTTCGGCAAAGTCCCCAATCAGGCCGGCTTTTGCCGCACGTTCGTGGGCCTTTGTTACGTCTGCAAACGTAGATTCAAGCTCAATCATTTATTTTCCCCTTGTCGGTTATTGCTCTCGCAAATCCAATAGAACCTAGCCCGTAGGCTAGGCTCGATGGATCGGCGCTAGGCTTTTCGACTCAGCCACGGCATTTCTTCCCATGCTTCCTGCACGTATTCTGAATGGCATTTTTCGCACATGGTAGAAGCGCAAACGATACCGTGCGTTTCATTCTGCACGTTTTCGATAAATTTGCCGCATTCACAGCAATGGAGTGGTTGCGTGCTGTTTTTCATCTAATCCCCCTCCACATAAACTTCGGGATCCCAACAGCATTGACCGATGTTTAGTGCGAACTTGCTACTACCGTCCTTGCGTCTGACCCAAAGGTCTTCATCCATTGCGACTTCAGAGCCGCATACTTCGCATTCCCTAGACATGCATCCAGCGCAGGCGTATCCATCTAGATATTCTCCAGTCTCCTCGTTGTAGGTGTCCGCAGGGATCCTGTTCACAAAGCGGCCGGATCCAATGGCTGTAGATTCCGCGCAGAAAACGCAATCTTGATCGTTCGGTCTGTTTTTCATCAGTGGATCCCCTCCCAGTTTTCCAAAAATTCCCAAGGCTGCATCTCAGCCAATCTCTTTTGCATGGCCTCCCGGATCTGCATCGGGTCCAAATCCGATGCCTCACGACTCAAGCTTTCGATCTCGAACGCGATCGCGAAAATATGGCGGTAGACGGTTGCAGTTTTCTCGGTTGCAGTTTTCGCCGCAGGATCGTTTTTCATCAGTGGATCCCCTCAACAATCGTTACGCCAGACATCCGAGCAACCCCGCACGCATGCTCACCGCGCGGCAGGCAATCCGAGCATGTGCCGGGACATGCAAACACGTTTTTAGCCCCCGTGGCGACCCGTCCCGCCTCTCTAAGGCCCGCAAGATAATCCTTGGAACGCTTGGTGCCGGTTTTGCCCTTGTTGCCTTTGTGCGCGACGGCGACAAATTCCCCACGGACGCAATCAAGCTTGGCGAACCGATCCGCGATAGACGTGCCATCAAAACGCGAACCGCTCGATTGATTAGTGCGAAAGTTTGCGGGCCAGTCGAACTTGCCGGAATTGTCGAGGGCTAGAAATAGATGCTGGCTTTTGGAATAGCTGTAAACGCTCAAATCCGAACGTTTGCGGATTTCATCCATCCAAAACGCTAGAACGTCTAGAGAATGAATATCTCCATCGACATACAAGCGAAGCACGGTTCCGCTTTTCAATTTCCCCATGGCTTGCCGGATCGCTTCCCGGCCGGGTTCGCATGAAAGCGCCACGGTGTTGGAAATTTGCCGATATACGGCGGCGGGATAGCGCCATGCCCTTGTGGAATAGCACCAATTGAGACAATCCCCCGCGCCAGGGCAAACCGCAATATTAGCAGGAACTGCGCTGAACTGTGCGATTGCGTCGCCGAGTTTGACGTTCCCATTCGTTTTGAAAATCGAGCTAGTAGCAGGTGCAAACGTGCCAGCTCGCCATGCGTCCAGAGTCCCGAGCAAACGCATTCCTTGCCGATACCATTCCGATCCTTTCGGGAAGTCTGGCGCGGTAATTGTCGCCCGGATCCTGCTAGCGGTTTCGGCAGGGTTTTCCGGTAATGGCGCAATCCAGTGACGCACGGTCTGATTGGATACTGTAGACATCTGTTTTTCCTTCCTAAGTTGAGCAGGCTGTAACCTGCGGTTTCGGGCTGTAACCCGTGAAATTACGTTCAAGCGAGATACTGCTGAAGCTGCGTCATAATTCGCCGGATCGACTTCAGCATTGGTCGAATCCGGCGCTCGTCCTCTGGTGAGTTATGAATCGCGTGGTTCGCCATGATGTCGAACGAGTTATCAATGGAGTCCAAAAGATTGACCGCTTCGACTCTCGTCTCGACAACTATCGACGCTTTGCGACGGTTAAGAATTGCATACGGATGTTGCGAGGGGTCTTCGGTGTGCGGAGTGCCCTCCTCCCCGCGCAAGCAATCCTCGTAGCTGCCCGCTTCTAATCGCTGGAGTTCATGCAAAAGTTTTTCGCTTGCTCTGATTTTTAAACTCATTTTTGTTTTTCCTCAGAAAATAAACGCGAAGAAGGAAGCAACCACCAGACCTATGATAGCGAACTCCTTCCGTTCACGGTTAATTCGCTCCCGTTCCTGCCGTGCTTCCCACTCAATCTGTCGTCGCTCGTGCTTTGCTAGACGCTTCATCTGTTCTTCCTCTCGTTTGGGCAGGCTGTAACCTGCAGTTGATGAGATATCGTTACGCTAGTTTCGGGTTGAAGTCAATAGTTAGCGCAAGTTTTTCTAGATAAAGGTGCGAATTGTCACGATGGATTGCGGCAATATGTTGACGCTTTGTCAGGATTCTAGGCGATAGCCGTCTCAGGCTGGACAAGGGGTGATAGGGTTTGGGGGTTGGCGATGGGGTTTGGGTTCGAGGGGAGTTAGTCAAGTAGGTTGACTAGTCCCCTTGCCCTTGTCGAGCCTGAGACCCGACCGACCGACGCCACGCGCCACGCGTACGGGTGAACGTGGCAGGGGGTCCGAGCCGCCGCTTTGCCCTCGCCCCCCGGAGCCGGAGATTGATCCCCGTCTCCAAAAAAAACGCAATTTTTTGAGCAAAACCAAAAAAAAGGCACTTGACAGATCCCCGGCCCGCAGATCGGGGGCCAAATTCACCGCAAATTTTTCCCGAGTAGAATTAGCTACTTGCAAGTTTCAGCTAGTTAAATCTTGATTTACTTGCCAAAAAGCGTAGTGAATTGGTGGTGATAAACCCATACAGGAATGGGTTTTGGGGAATGGGCGTAGAGTAGCTTGGTTTCTGGTAGTTGGGCAAGGGATCGGAGACAGTGCTTCCCGACTTTTGGCAGCTAGCGAAATTCGGTGGTGCTGGCAGATTGCCCTCCCGGCGGGTTCGGACACTCGCTCCGCTCGATCCGAAGACTAGAGATTAGGAATCGGATTCATTCCTTAGTTGGAAACGGCCCAGCGAGGGGTGATGCGCGACTGAAAGTGGAGCCTGAGGCAACTCGCACCAAGACACCAAGTCTGGCGTCTTGCTGCTCGTAGTTTGGTTAGGTTTTTCTAGCTCCAACTTGCTTCGATTTGCTATCGGTAGTACAAGTGCCTAGCCGTTTTGCCTCCTCAGCAGACGGTCCTCTTTTCTATCTGGCGGGAGGGGTTGGGTTTTCCTTTCAGTTTCCCTGACCCCTCTCGCCGCTCTCGGAGTGCTGATGCTGAACATAGAGAGCGAACTTCACGAGCTTGCGATTACTACCTGGCTGGAGTCATCCAGCGAGGGATTCTGCGGCATGTTGGCGGTCGCGCATGTGATTTTGAATCGCGTCGAGGACAAGCGTTGGCCGGGTACGATCCGCTCCGTAGTCCACCAGCCTTGGCAGTTTTCCTGCTGGAATTCCGATCAGGGCATGGAAAACTGGAGGGCTTACCGACTTGAGGGCATCCACGAGTCTCCCGCTTGGAAGGAATGTCTGAAGGTTTGCTGCGGGGCTTATTTCGGCTTTTTGCCCGACCCGACTGACGGCTCCTGCCATTATTTGGTGAGCGAGATTGCCGACCGGACGCACTGGTCAGAGGGCGTTGAGCCGACTGTGGTGATCGGTGCCCACAGTTTTTTCAACAATGTGGACTGAGGTGGGGTTTGGGCAAGCGGATTACTGAGAACACGCCGGTAGCCGAGGTCATCGAGACCGGCGTAAGTACTGGGAAATACACGGCTTTATCGAACACTGCTGCGAGGATCGCGCAGACCTCGATGCGTCGGTTGCAGGAGAAGCTCGATGAGAACCACAACCTCCAGCCGACTGCTTTGGCGGGCATTGCCGACAAGGCGGTGACGATCGTGACGAAGTTGGAGGCGCTCCAGCGGGGTGCGGAGTCGGAGCGGGTTTCGAGTTCTGACGACATTGCGGAGCGGGCCAAGATGCTGCGGGCTGCGGCTGAAGAACTTCTGAAGCGAGGCGACGGTGAGTGAAGACTCTCAGTCTATGTTCGGGAATCGGTGGTCTCGATTTGGGGCTAGAACGCGCAAACTTCAAGATCGCGGCGATGTGCGAGGTGGACGCTTATTGCCGCAGCATCCTTTCGGAGCGTTGGCCGGGGATTCCGATCTATGACGGGGTCGAATCAGTGGAGATTTTTCGGGGGCAATACGACTGCATCGCTGCGGGCTTCCCCTGTCAGGGGCTCTCAGTCAACGGGAAGCAGTTGGGGCTCAAAGACTCTCGCTCGGCGCTCTGGTTCGACATCCTCCGTCTCGTCAATGTCGGGCGACCTACTTGGTGCATATTTGAGAATAGCCCTATGCTCCTCGTTAAGGAAGATGGGGATATCGTTATCCACGGGCTGGAAGCAGCGGGCTACTCCTGCTGGCCGCTTGTGGTCTCAGCTAAAAACGTCGGTGCCCCTCATGTTCGGAGAAGAGCCTTCGTCATCGCCAAATTGGCCGACCCCGACGACCGCCGAAGCGGGAAAGATCAGCAACCAGCCAAATTACGGGCAGAAGGGTTTGTCGAATCACCCGGCGATCGTGGGCAAGCCGAAGCGAGCCCGCGCAAAGAAGAACGACTCCACCGTTGGCCTGCACCACCAGGCGAGTCGCAAGGAAGAGATGAGCCGCCCCGTGCTAAACCCCGACTGGGTGGAGATGCTCATGGGCTTTCCCCCCGGCTGGAGTCGCGTATCCGAAAAGAGCGCCTGCGATCTTTGGGCAACGCAGTGGTCCCCCAAGTCGCGGAAGCGGTCGGGCGAGCGGTGATGGCGGTTCACGGGATGGAGAGACGACGGTGAGTGAAGAGAAATTTAAGTTCTTCGGCTTCGACACCTGGAGCCCCAACGAAGAGAAGCGTTTCCGCGACACGATGCTGGGCACGGCTATCGACTGGTCTTCGGGGAAAGAGCGATCCGTTTACTGCATGGAGAAGACCCTCGACTTCCTGACACACGATGGTGGCTTCGATACTCGCGCCGAGGCCCGCGAGCATGTCCAGATTTTCTCGTTACTACTTGAGGAGAAGTTCGGCGTCTCCCCGCTTTTCGTCGAGTCGAACGTCGATGAGATCTTGCCGATAAAATACGATGCCTAAGAAAAAGCCTGCATCGCTGGATTTCAGCGAACTCTCCACCGAGGAGCTTTCTGCCCTAGTTGAGGGCATGACTGACGAAGCGGAGAAGCTGAAGCAGTCGGCTGCTTACCTGCACTTCGAGCCCCACCCCTACCAGCGTCCTTGGTTGGAAGACGAGAGCCAGGTGATGGCGCTTTTTTCGGGAAACCAGGTGGGCAAGTCTACCTGCGGAGTGGTGGCACTTCTGCGTGAGTGCTTGGGAGTCAGTCCCATTTCTTTGGGCGGCAAGGGCGAGCGTTGGAAGCGGAACTCACTGCGCGGCAAGAGGGTTTTGGCTGGCGGCGAGACGTTCGAGGTGAGCATCGCGCAGAACTTGGTGCCGAAGCTCAAGTCGCTCGTGACCCCCGACATGCTGAAGGGACCGCCCAAACGCAACAGCATGGGGATCGAGACGAAATGGTCTTTCGTTACCGGCTGTGAACTGACTTTGCAGAGTTATTCTTCGCCGGTTGCAGCCTACGAGGGTTCGGTGCTGGACTTCTGCTGGCTGGATGAGCCGCCGCCGCAGGACATTTTCAATGCGATCCGGCGCGGATTGATGGCAAAAGAGGGGCGAATGTACATCACCGCCACGCCGCTGAAAGAGCCCTGGCTTCTGGATGAGTTGATTCTCCCGGCGCAAGACCCCGAGTCACCGCTTTATGGCACGGTTGGCTATCACCGGGTGGAGATGCACGATGCGTGTAAGGAGTGCAACGGCGGTCACCTGCCCCACGCGCAGATCGAGCAGTTCCTCGCCGGTCTTCCCGAGGGTGAGAAGGCAGCGCGTTCGCAGGGCGTGTTCATGTCTCTCCAGTCGGTGGAGTTCTCCTATGTGAACGACGACTGGGTCTGCCCTGATTTCGAGCCCTACCCTAGCTGGCCGATTGTCGAGGTGATCGACCCGGCAGCGCGTCGGGGACTGACCTGCATCTGGGCGACCTGCTCACCTACCGACGATTGGTATGTGTTTCACGCGGCCCAGATCCCGAACAGCGGCTTCGGAGAAATGTGCCGCGAGATCAAAAAAATCCGCAAGATGTTCGCCCGTGGGGTGGACGTTGCGATCATGGACGCCCGAGGCGGGGCTCACGCTGCCAACCAAGAGACCCGAGAAACTTGGTTCGATCTTTTCAGAAGAAACGGGCTGGACTACAGACGCTCGGAGGAGACCCCCCTCCAAGCCTTACACGATTGGCTGAAACCCATATGGCAACCCGGAATGCTGGAAGACGAAAGAAAACCAAAGTTGAAAATGACCGAAGCCGTGGCGAAGATGGAGCGCGGTCCGAAGTGGGCTCTGAGCCGCTTCGTGTGGAGCCCGACAGCGACGAAGCGGGACTACAAGCAGGCAGCGAAGGATTACGTCGATTGTCTGAGGTATCTGGCGGGAGCGGGCCTGACCTGGAACCGACTGACGAAGCAGGGGTCGGGGCAAGTGAGGAGCAAGCTGGCGAGCAGCTACGCGAACCGCAACCGCGAGAGGAGCCAGATCACCAGAGCGGGAGGCTCGCTGAGGGGAATGGCGAACCCCCGGTGGAAGAAGCCACCAACGAGCCGGGGCTACAGTTAGTCCGACTCGACGACCCGCAGATTGGCGACCTGCAACAGGTCACGCTCTCTTTCCTCCAGTTGGCGCAGCATCAGTTTGCGATTTTCTTGAAGTCGCAGGGCGTCCATACCTTGCCGGACGGTACGCTTGGCCTCGATCCGGCGCTCATTCATCGGCTCCGCACCACTGGTATCGAGGGGCTCTCATTTTCCCAGACCGTTGACCCGATGGCCGACATCGAGAGCCGTATGTCTGCGATAGTAGAGGGTATTGCGCACAACCTGAGCCGTCGTCAGAATCCCCCCATGGTTGACGCGCCGATCAACGCCCCGGCTCCTGCCGCGCCCGCTGCCCCTGCCACTCCGCAGGCGGCGCCAGGGACGCGGTACCCGCTGGGGAGGATGCTCGCAGGCGGCGGGAGATAGAAAATAGATGACGCCATATATGCCCTCGCCCGGTTCGGCTTCAGCACCCGAATCTTTCACTGAGATTGAGCCCGTGAACACGGGCGATGAGTTGCCATTTTCCTCTCCCCCGTGGGCCGAGTTCAAGGGCGAGGGCGCTCCTGCTGGAGTGGTCGATCTGGAGAAGGCATCTCAACTCACTGAGGACGAGATCATCCAGACTGTCCGGCGAGCTCGCGAGGATTCGGCAAAGATTCGCCGCCCGCTGGAAAACGCTTGGCGCAAGTACGAGGCGAATTACTACGCCACGAGTGACTGGACGGAGAAAGAGGACTGGCAGGCCCAGCTTCAGATCCCCGAGATTCTGATGAAGGTGCGCTCTGCCGTCGCCTCCATGCAGGGCGCCTTGGTTGATAGCCCTGACTGGTTTACCGTTCAGAAGACTTCCCAATATGCCGACGACCATCTGGTCAATTTCATCCAGAAATGGATGCATATTGTCGTTGACGACACCGATCTGATCGATCATCTCCTGCGCACTTGGGAGAGTTCCTTCCTCTATGGCACCGGGTGGCTTTGCCTCTGGTACGAGGAATATGTGGATCGGCGTCCACGGGTAGTCGAGCGGCCTCTTTATGCTGACCAACAGACCGCAATGATGGCGGCTCAACAGGGCTTGCCGGTGACCGAGACAGTAGTCGAGACCGACGCAATTGCCCGTGGGCGCTTCTCGCTGAAAAACCTGAGTGTTTTCAATGTGTTCCCCGATCCTTACGCGAACACGTTCGAGCAGTGCAAATATGTCATCACGGAAGACCTGATCGACGAGGAGGATCTGATCGCCGGTCGGGATGCGGGCATGTATCAGTTCGACGATCTGGGTGCCCCGATGTCTACGCTCCCCGGAGAGCGGGACGGCTCCATTGCGCCCAACTCCTGGGTGGAGGACCAGAGCCCTTCCGGGGACCGGCGGCGTCATCTGGTGCAGACGTACTATGGCAACCTCTATGACCGGGACGGCGACCTGGTTTGTGAGAACTGGAAAGTCGTTATCGCGAACGAGCGCACCCTCCTGAGCATCGGCCCCAACCCGATGTGGTCGGGCAAATTCCCGATGATCTGCTCTACCCCGCTGGAGCATCGCGAGATGCTGTGGGGACGTTCCTTGGTGGAAGCCGACGCGAACGTGCAGGAGGAGATGACCCAACTCACGAACCTGATCCTGGACGACATCAAGTATTCGGTGCTGGGTGCCTTCATGGTGGACGAGTCGAAGAGTGACGAACCCGGAGATATCGACAGCATCGAGCCGGGGCGCGTCTACCGTGGGCGCGATGGGTTTCTGGGTAAGCTCAACTTCACAACGCAAAGCAACATGGCGTGGCCGGTCCTCCAGCACCTCCAGAAAATCGGTGACACCAGCACAGCGATCGGTGAGTTCACTGCGCCGGGTATGCCGACGAGCCGAGGCAGAGCCAGTGCTACCGAAGTGCAGACCCGCTCGCAGGCTGGCACGGCCTACTTGCAGCAAGTTGCTCGTCGGATCGAGCAGAACGATGTCGAAGGCATCCTGCAACTGATTTTCGAGTACATCATCCAGTGGGGTGGCGACGACTCGAACCCGAAGCTCACAGAGTT